GTCATTGGTCGTTGGCTCCATCCGGATGGTCAGGTCGTCGTTACCACGTCTGGCCAGTGGCCTTGTGTTCTGGTCTGACCGACCACGGATAGGCTTGATGGAGTTGTACTTGAGTAGTGCTGTGTTGTAGGACAGCATACGGTGGGATGGTAGCTCGATGTTTCTTCCGTACATTAGTTGATCTCCTTGGTGGGGTTGTTATCAAGCCAGCACTGTACTGTGTAGGCAGCGACAGCAAAGCGGACTACCATTACACCGGGCTTATGGTCAGGGAAGAAACCAGCAGCTTCCCAGCCAGCAGTACTAAGGGACGTGGAACCATCCCACATATTAGCGTTGACCATGTCCCTGATATGGGCAGCACTGGACTTACCGGGGTTGATAATACGCAGCACGTCGGCGGTTGCCTCAAGGCTGTACTCGTCGATCTCGATTGTATAGTTCATAGCTTATTCTCCTTAGGGTGTTTAGTTGAGAGCAAGTGTCAGCGGTGCTGACACGTTGTTGTAGTGAATCTGTACATGAGTGTAACCATACTCAACGAGGTTACGGCGTTCGTCCACTGCTACCACAGAACCGTAGTAGGGACTGGACTTGCTAGTGATGATGAACTCACGGCCAGCAGCCCAGTCATAACCAGCTTCAGACTGGTGTAGATAGGTCCGGCGACGAGGACGGATGGTAAGTATACGATGGGGTGTCTGTTCACTTAGGTCGGCAAGATTGACCCAAGTCACTGGTGCAGTGTCAACTTCACTGTCATCGTCGTCCATGAAGATATTATCAAACATAGTAGTTAGCTCCTGTAAAAGAGAGATTTTATACCACCGAGCCGGGTTGGGCTTGGCGATTTTCAAACTAGCACGTCGGCCGAGCCGTGTCAAGTTTCGGGTTAAGCCCTTGATTTCGTTGGGTTTTTTCGGCTCGCGGCCCAAGTATACACCAAGTAGGTTAGATAAACTATCTATGCAACTATCTACGAAAATCGGCTGTAACCTACTGAAAACAAACAACTATCTAACTATCTACGCGGATTTCAGTAGAGGCTCCATCTTTAGTGCAGGTGCGTGTATACTTGTGAATATATTCGCGCATGAAAGGGCTAATATATGAGTAGATAGATAGATAGTTAGATAGTTGTCCTAATGTATATATACACTAAACACGCTCTATCCCCTTGGTTTCACACGGTTTTTCCGCGTGTATACCGCAAACCTTACACAAATCCCGGTATACACGGGCCCTCGAAATGTAAGGTTTCGACCCCAAAAAAAGTAGATAGTTCGGGGGTAAAAATAGATAGTTGTTTGTTTTCAATAGGTTACAAGTGTAAAGTGTATACTTAGTTGAGAGTATACACGTATACTTTAACTATACATGTATACATTGACTCCAAGTTTACATGTATACTACGGTGCGCGCGCGTGTATAGTTCGGGCTAAAGACCCCCGACGTATGCGGAGCGAAGCGACGAGAACTAGAAAGTAGACAAAGAAACCCGCCAGCTTTCGCCAGACGGGTTGGTGTTAGAGTGCCATGCTGATTACAATAATCAGTACGACGAGGACGGTGAGCGCAAGTGCGGTGCGGATGTTGCCGCGTGTCGGTGGTTGTTCACGGGCCGCGAGATACCGTTCCGCTTCCATCTGGCCGATGCGGCTAACATAGCCGTCGTACTGCAGCTGCTGCAGTTTCTTATCAATACGTGGTGCCATAGTATTTTCTCCTGTTGATGTTAGGGACAGGGCGCTTGCGCGCCCTGCCTGTTAGTTTCATAGTACCCAGATTATCTGGGGACGGCAGTAAGCGAGCCGCTTGGCTTCCAAGCCTTCCAAGCCTCGACTTTTTTGCTCCCAAGCCTTGGGTTTTTTCCTTACGCGGTATTTTTTCCGAGCTGGACCGTACCAGCTTTCTGGTATACGCGCCATGATTTCGGCTTCTATTTCCCGCTGGTCGAACGCGCCTGCCCGCCAAGAGTTCCTTACCGCCAAGTTCTCTTGGCGCGCCAGTTCTTGCATCGTCATAGTATTTCTCCTGATTAAAAGGTGGCCAGCCCTTGCGGACTGGCCGTTGTGATTAGAGCTTGAATACAGGCTTGGTGCTTGCCTTAGTCACTCGTTGTTCCTGCTCTGGAACCTTGGCGACCGACAGCTTGCCGAACGGTACCCAAAGGCAAGCGTGAAACCTTCGTCGAGAGCGCCTTTCTTGCGAGCGGCGGCAACGAATTGTGTTTCGAAAGATGCTTTGGTGTCTTTATAATCCTTTTCGGCAAGGCGCACGGCGTCGAGACGCTTGGCAAGTGCTGCATTGTTTTCCAAAGATACTTCGATCCAGTTCAATTCGGATGCGATACGCTTAATCATAGTCATTCCCTTTCGAGGATTAAGATTGAAAGAGCATGATCCCATCATCGGGATCATATCCCTAGGTGCGGTTAACGATGTCAAACAGCGCGGGTTTGTGGCCCATATCGTCTGGCGTCTTATTTGCCGTTCGATGAATTGACTAGAACGTAGACTACACGGCTTGTCAAACCACCCTGTTTTATAGGGGTTTCACGGCTTGCCATGTATCGTGCGCGCCGTGCGCATCGCCGCATCATGCGCGGCATGGCAGGCGGCATGGCAGGCGGGAGGGGGGGCAGTCGGACACAGAAATATTTGGCCCCCCCATAGTGTAGTAAACCTCGCAAAGCACAGGCCAAAAAAAAGGAACGTGTATACTTTTAAGCCTCCCAGAAACCAAACTGTATACTTTGCATACCCACTTGCCAGACCCCACCACCCCGCGCTATCTTAGCGCCATGGACACATACCCGCTGCATCACACCAAATGGTCGGACCGTCTGACGTTCGACATCGCCCTTGCCCTAGAGGGCAGCGGGGAGGACTTGGATGAGATCAAGGACCGGCACGGCGTAACCGCCTCGGACCTGCTGGTGTTCAACAAGGACCCGGTGTTTCTCAAGCGCGTGGAATCCTACCGCGAGGACATACGAGAGAAGGGCATGACCTTCAAGCTCAAGGCTCGGGCGCAGGCTGAGGAGCTCCTCACAACGTCTTGGGGGCTGATCCACAGCCCGGATGTATCCCCAGCAGTCAAGGCTGACCTCATCAAGTCCACGGTCAAGTGGCCGGGCTGGAAGCCAAGACCGAGGAGACCGCAGCTGGCGGCGGTGGTGGTGTGAAGATCAACATCAACTTCGGGAACAATACACCGCCCATGACCCTGACAGCGGACGTGGAAGGGGAAGCCTATGAACTCGATTCAGACGATTTTCAGTAGTACGTATGAGGGCGCCCCTGCAGCACGTTTGCAAACGCTTCAAGAACATGAAGACCTACGCCATGCGCTTGAGAGCGCGGGCCACTCGTACCGGACGAAGATCGTCCCCCCACGTGGCAGAACGCACCGCCGCCCAGAAGGCCGGCCGCGGGAGATCGTGGTGATATTGGCGCGGGAGCACGGGCATGGATGAGGGTGTAGGCGACTGGCATGTAATCCCCCTGAACGATCTGAAGGAGCACGAGTGCTCGGCAGGCTGCTGGTGTGGACCGACACTGGACGACGAGGCAGAGGAGTTGGTCTATGTCCACCACTCACTCGATGGTCGTGAACGGGAGGTTCACTGATGGCGCTTGAGATTGACTACACCCCACCGCCCACAGGGCAAAAGTTCATGGAATCCAACGCCAAGATGCGCACGCTCATGGGCCCTGTGGGCTCGGGCAAGTCGGTGACATGCAGCTTCGAGATCATCCGCAGGGCAGCAGCACAGCTGCCGGACGCCAACACAGGTAAGCGCAGGACACGGGCGGCTGTGGTCCGTGAGACGGCGCGGCAGCTGCAGGATACCACGATCAAGACGTTCCTCGACTGGTTCCCGCCGGGGGTGTGTGGGCGGTACATGCGCACCACCAAGACCTACTTCTTCGAGGTCGGTGACATCGAGTGTGAGATTATGTTCCGGGCGCTGGACGACGCGGACGACGTGGCCAACCTCAACTCGCTCGAACTTACCTTCGCGTGGTTCAACGAGTGCAGGGACATCCACCCAGAGATCATGGACGCGATGTCCAAACGGATCGGGCGATTCCCGTCCAACAAGGACGGCGGGCCGACGTGGCATGGGATGTGGGGGGGACACCAACCCGCCCACGATGGACACGTGGTGGTACTACCAGATGGAGAAAATTGACCCCAAGGACGGGGTCAGTACGAACGACAACGGCTGGGACGTGTTCAAGCAGCCCTCAGGGCGGAGCGTCTACGCCGAGAACATCGAGAACCTGCCGGATGGGTACTACGACACCCAAGGCCGCAGCGAGGAGTACATCCGGGTCTTCATCGACGGTGAGTACGGGCTGAGCAGCAACGGCAAGCCGGTCTACCAGTACTTCCGGCCGGACTACCACATGGCCGGCCAGACCTTGCGGCCGATCAGCAACGGCACCCGACCCATCGTGGTGGGGATGGACCTCGGGCTGACGCCAGCGGCAGTGATCGGGCAGCAGGACCCGCGGGGCCGGGCGCTCATCTTCGACGAGCTGGTGAGCTTCGACATGGGGATTCAGCGTTTCGTGCGGACGATGCTCAAGCCACTGCTCTACGAGCGGTTCCCGGGCGCGCCCATCCTGATCGTCGTCGACCCGGCGGGTACGCAGCGGCGCAGACCGCGAGCGGACCGCGGTCGACATCATCCAAGGCAGAAGGGCTGCGGTCATCCCAGCC